GCATAGAAACTTTAAATAAATTAAAAAAAGAAATAAATAATGCAAAATCAGATATAAATGTTTATGTACAAGTAGAAAAACAAATACCTAAATTTGAATCATTATTAAATGAAGCAGCAGTAACTTTAAGTTTTTTAGAAAAAGGTGCAAAAGAATTAGGAATAAAACCTGAAGCAATGAAAGAATTTCAAAATCTTAATGACACAGTTTTTATAGCTGATAGGGATGTTAAGTATTTAAAAAAAGTTGTTGATTTAGCAAAAAAAACATTAAAAGATTTTAAATAGCAATAATAAATTAAATAAATAAAATGAACACACCAAAAGAATTAGAAAAAATCTATAATAAACTACCTAAAGAAAAAGTTGAATTAGAAAAAGTTCAATTGGGTATTGTAGATGATGTTTCAGCAAAATTAAAACAAGTAAAACAAGAATTAAGTAATTTAAATAATATTGAAAAAGAATTAAATACTGGTAAAAAAGAATTTATTGCACTTCAAAAAAAGATGTTAAAAATGGAAGATTCAGCTAAAAACAAAGCAGAAAAAGCAGAAAAATTATCTGGTTCAGCTGCAACTTTAGTTAATAAAGCTTACAAAGCCGCAAATGATTTAGGAGTTAAACCAACAGATATTCCAGGTGTTAAAGATTTAGAAAATTTTGGAATTGATTTAGAATTAAAATCTGTTGATATAGATAATTTTCAATTTGATTCAAATTAATAATGTCAAGAAGAATTAAAAATGTTTTAAGGCCTGGCGATCCAGGATATATTGCTGCACGAACAGGTCAAACAGGTGGGCAAAGGGGTTGTTTATGTCCAGACATTCCAACATATTCAAGGGAATGTTGCAATGGTTCTATATGGGCGCAAGGCATAGGATCAATAACAAGAACAATATGAAAATACAAAATTTAAAATTAATCACGTTATATAAATAATTATGAAATCTACACAAATGCTTAACCAAATTAAAACACTTCTAAATATCGAAGTAAAATTAATGGATATGAAACTTGAGAATGGAACAATTGTTTCAGCTGAAGAATATTCTAAGGGGAATGAAATTTTCATTAAAACAGATGATGAAAAAGTTGCAATGCCAGTTGGCGAATACATACTTGAAGATGGTCGTTTATTAATTGTTGAAGAAGAAGGAATTATTGCAGATATGCGAGATGTATCAGATGAAGTACCATCTAAAGAATCTGAAGAAGGTAAAGAAATTTCTGAAGATTTAAAAGATGAAGATAAATACGAAGAAAAAGAAGATGAAAAAGAAATGGCAGATGAAGGTAATTATGTAACTAAAGATTCTTTTAGGGAAATGGAAGTTAAAATTCAAAACCTTGAAGATGCAATTTCAGATCTTAAAGGTGATAAAGAATCTAAAATGGAAGATGTAGAAGAAGAAATGTCAAAGGATGCACCATTAAAAAGCAGAACAGTAAAAGAAGAATTTTCTGATGTAGCTGTTGCACCTATAAAACATAGTCCAGAAAAAAAATCAACTAATTCTAATAATGGTTTTAATATTTCACCAAATAGAATACCAACTGTATTAGACAGAGTTTTAGCAAGATTAAATAAATAATAACAAATAAAAAAAAAATAACAAAATGAGTACTTTTAACTATTTATCAAATGATGATGTTCGCAACCAAGTTGCACAATCTTACTATACAGCAACTGGGGATATTTCCGAATCAAATTTAGGAAATGATCATAACGTAGCTGTAGATGGATTAACAATTGGTATTCCACTAATTACTTCAGGTAATTTAGGGTGTACTATATTTTTTAGAAACACAGGTGCAGATGCAGCTAATGATGTTGTAGTTTCACCTAAAAATTCTAATAAAATTATAGGCGGAATGACACAAGCAGCTGCGGTATTTCACGCTTCTGGAGCATTAGGAAAAGATGTAATTAACACAAAAGGAACTTCTAAAAAAGGGGATTGGATTGCACTTAGAGCGGTAAGTTTAACTGAATGGTATATAATTGGAGGTCAAGGAATCTGGGCTTCTGAATCATAATAATTAATTAATAAATAAAAAATAATAAAATGAGTAATCAAAAAAAGGTACATCTTGCAACAGCAGTAAATGTTACTACTTCTTATGCTGGTGAATTTGCTGGGCAATATATTGCAGCAGCTTTACTTAGTGCAAGTACAATAAACGATGGTGGTTTAACTGTAAAAAGTAACATTGGATTTAAAGAAGTAATTAAAAAACTTGCAACAAGTTCATTGGTACAACCAGCTTCTTGTGATTTTGATCCAACATCTGCCATAACACTAACTGAAAGAATAATTCAACCAAATGAATTACAAGTAAATCTTCAACTTTGTAAAAAAGATTTCGTAAACGATTGGGAAAGTCAGTCAATGGGATTTGGTTTAGGTCAATCTTTACCACCTAAGTTTTCTGATTTTTTAATTGCTCACGTAGCTGCTGAAGTTGCACAATCTACTGAATTAAATATTTGGCAAGGTGATACTGCTGCTGCTTCTAACAATTCTTTTGATGGGTTCGAAAAACTAATTGCTGCTTCTGCTGCTGCTGGTGATATTCCAGCTGGTCAACAAGTTGCTGCTGTAGGTGGTGGTGTAAGTGCTGCAAATGTAGTTGCTGAATTACAAAAAGTAGTTTCTGCTATACCAAACACATTATACGGAAAAGAAGATTTATATATTTACGTTCCAAGTTCAATAGCTAAATTTTATGTACAAGCACTTGGTGGTTTTTCAGTAGCTGCTACATCAAACGCTGGTATTGACAACAAAGGAACACAATGGTTTAACAACGGAAATCTTACAGTAGATGGAGTTAAAATATTTGTTTGTCCTGGAATGTCTGACAACAAAATGTATGCTGCTCAAGTTAGCAATTTATACTTTGGAACTGGACTATTAAGCAACAACCAAGAAGTTAAAGTTCTTGATATGGTTGACTTAGATGGATCAAACAATGTAAGAATGGTAATGCGATTTACTTCTGGTGTGCAATTCGGAATTGCATCTGATTTAGTAGAATACGCTTAATATTAACTAAAATTTGGGTAAGTGGGATAAAACTTACTTACCCATATTTATAAAAAATAAAAAATAATTATGGCGTGTTTACTTACAACTGGAAGAAAATTACCTTGTAAATCAGCATTTGGCGGAATAAAAACAATTTATTTTGCTGACTTTGGTGGTTTAACAGCGGTTACAATTGATGCTTCAACTAAACAAGTAACTGGATTTACAGGATCAGTTGCAGGTTGGACAAAGTGGGATGTTAAAGGATCTTCATCTTTAGAAACAACTGTTACAAGTTCCAGAGAAAACGGAACAACTTTTTATACTCAAACTTTAAATGCAACATTTACATTTTTAGATGCAAAAACACAAGCAGAACTTCAACTCATAGCTGTTGCAAGACCTTATGTTGCTGTTACTGATTATTATGGTAATACTTTTTTATGTGGATTTGAAAATGGTGTTGAACTAACTGGCGGTACTGTCGTTACTGGTGCAGCTGCTGGTGATTTATCTGGATTTACAATTACTATGGAAGGAATGGAAGAAACAGCACCTTATTTTCTAACAAGTGATGCTTTACTTACACCAATAGATGCAGATCAAATTGCACCAACTGGTTAAAGATTAAGTTTTAATAAAAAATTAAGCATCCTTTTGGGGTGCTTTTTTTTTGCTTTTTTACTTAGTACAAAATATCATTTATATTACGTTATATAAGTAATGATTGTTTTTAGTACTTCTGCCTTAGCACAAGCTTTTAAAGTAATTCCACGCAAATACGAAGCGGAATTTACTATGTCAATAACAGATGATAGTACAAACATCACAGTATTTTATGATATAACAACAGGAACAACGATTGGTAATTTTTTAACTTTTAATCAAGCATTTAATCCTGTTTTAGTTGAAGGTCATTTTTACGATTTGCGTTTTTTTACTGATTTTAATTTTTGGAATACGAATTATCAGCTTTGGGAAAATGATAATAGTTTGTGGAATGTAAACAGAACAACAGATGTAACATTGTTTAGGGATCGAATATTTTGTACAGATCAAACAATAAATCAAGCAGAGGATCAATACTATGATTTAAATTTGGATATTTACAAAACATTTAATGCAACCGATCAAAATCAATACAAAGTATTTTAAATATGAGAAAAAATATAAAAAGGGATAATAAAGGCAGGTTTTCAAAAAAACAATCACAATATAGTTTTGTAAACTTAGCAAGTTACACATCACCAGAAGTTATTGAAGTAAAAAATCAAGAATGGGTAAAGTACGGAGCTGATAACAATTACTTTCAGTTTCTTATTGACCGATACAACGGATCTCCAACAAACCACGCTTGTATAAACTGAATTAGTCAACAAATATTTGGAAAAGGATTAAGTGCAACAGATGCTTCACGAAAGCCAAATGAATACGCACAAATGGTTTCTTTACTATCTAAAGATATGGTAAGAAAAGTTTGTTATGATTTTAAG